ATCTCCTGTTTCTCCTTTGTCCCCTTTTTCTCCTTGTGGTCCCGGTGTAATACTTACATCACCTGTTTCTCCTTTGTCCCCTTTTTCTCCTTGTGGTCCCGGTGTAATACTTACATCTCCTGTTTCCCCTTTGTCCCCTTTTTCTCCTTGTGGTCCGGGCTCTGAGCTTGCATCTCCTGTTTCTCCTTTAACTCCGGTTGGACCTTGGTCGCCGACATCGCCTTTATCTCCTTTTGGGGCTTCAAACAATATCCAATTATCAAGGTCATTATATGGCTCCTGGAATGATGGAAAAATTTGGGTTGTTCCTTGGAAAATCCACATTGCATTAGTAGTATTGGAATTGGTTATTTGGTAGAATACATAATCGCCTTCGTTATAAATATTATTAGCATTCCACGTTCCCCGATTCGTTAAACCTGTACCTGCGACACCCTGGTCACCTTTTGGACCAGTCGGACCGATAAGTTCTGCGTCAGTGGGTTTTCCCACTAAATTATCCCATGTGACCCAACACTGTGTTGCCAAAATTTCAAATTCGCCGGTAGTACATTTTTCAGATGGGAATTTAAAATTAATCGTTTTTGGCCCAGTTACACCAGCTTCCAATGTTATACCACCATCCTTTACATTAATCATTTTCATTTTTACATTATTTCTCATCCCATTAACTCCGTTTATCGTGATTCCACCATAAAATTTATTCTCAATCGGAAAAAATTTCGGAGTTTCTTTAATATGATCATGAGATAAAAAAGGATAATTAACTAATAAAGTACCGGCCGTATGACCAATGTGAGACTCATTTTTCGTTATTCCTCTTAACTCGAAAAAATCTCTAATAAAAGTACTATATTGTTTTTTTAATGGATTGTCTCTAAAATTAACTGGTATATATGTTGTTGTTGGCATTTATATATTATATATAAATAGTAAAATATATAATTATTAAACAAATCTTGGAGGGGCTAATCTTATTAATAAATTATCGCCTACGGAATCTTCGCATGCTGCATATCCATAGATAATTTGCGATGCGTTATTACTAGTTAAACGAATTGCACCAGTTGGACCAGTGTAATTATTTTCCAAATATAATGTTTCTCCAAGAGATACAGGGATATTAGTAGCACCACCACCACCACCACTGACGCTCATTTCTATAGACCATCCTGCTGCGGGAGCTGATCCATCTGAAAAGAATATATATTTAATATATCTATGATTTCCAAAATCTACGTTTATATTTGCAGGAAAGGATCCGGTAAACCCGTTCGCTACAGCTGTAGATTGATCTTCTGGTAATATCCACCCACCGGTACCACTGCCATAAGAATTACTATAAGGTGGCACAGATTCTGCCGACGAATTAAACCAGTCAACATCTATATTGGAATAAGTAATATTATCGTCTGAACTCTGTATTCCCAATCTATCATATAGTGCAAATGTCGTGTGTTCAAAACCAAAGTTTCCTTCTATAATAATATCTCCGATTGTATTGTTCACTCCGCTATCAAAAGTTATTTGATAATTTTGCGATACTGTATAATTACCAGATGGTCCACCTGAATCTTGAAAAGTTGTTGTAGTACTTGGATTTAGTGGTTGTATAGTATTATTTGTTGTATTAGTTAATAATACAGTTTGCGAAGGTGTAGTTTGTAATTGATTTTTAAACTTCGCGGTTGCAAATCCAGTAACCAAAACCTTTCCTGTGTTATTGTCACTTATCTTTTCTAAACATATCCCAACAGCATCATGTTGACTTGGGAGACTTTTGGCCGTAGTTGCAAAAAAACCAGTTGGTCCGTAAGACCATACAACTGGTGTACCATTTTGTAAATCGCCTTTAGCTTTCATGATAAATGCATCACCATATTGAGGTTGAGAAATTCCTGTTAAGCCATCTTTATTTATACATTTTAATGTACTAAAATCATTTATAAAATTAGTATTTGTATCCACTCCGTCATATCTATATGCATTTACAAAATACGTTTCTTTTGTAGAGTCATTTTCAACAATACTCCCCAAAGGAGCAGGTGTAATATTTATAATTTCCAAAATGACTGGTTCTCCACCTTCTAATACAGGGATTATCTCCCGAGTATTAACATAAGTTCCTGCTGTAATACCAGAAGGAGAAGTAATGTCACACTTTGTCCGGATTTTACTTTGATTTATCAAATTCATATCTATTTTGCTATTTGGTTGTCCTGCTGGTGCCTTTACCATAATAACAACTTTTCCCCCAGCTTGTGGTATTGCTGGAGGTTGGTGATAGTCATATGGTCCCGTCGGACCATATGCGCCGGTTCCTCCAGAAGTTAAAATTCTATTAGGGAGATTTTGACCCATGGATTGAGCGGCGGCATTCACCATTTGTTGAGGAAAATATGCTATCTGGTTGTTGTTAGGTGGTATTTTTTTAAAATGAATCTCCCTTACGATTTGTCCCTCTTTTAATTCTAATTTTAAAATATTATTTGGATATGGAGCCACTAATAACTCTATAATACCATCATTAAAAGTAATAGGTTGTAAAGGGCCGGTCATTTTAGCTGTTAACGTGAGCGTTGGTTGTGAATTTTGTTGCGATGGATATTGAAAAACTTTTATAGGATTTGTTGCAGTTGTACCTGTTGCCATTTTATAATATAATATAATATAAAATCTTAAAATCTTATTCTGCGTAACTAAATTAAGGAACTGAAACGTTATTTTGTAAAAATCCAGAATCTGTGCTAATAACCTCAATTGACATGTTTACGGGCCCTCCGTATTCAGTCGTGGAGGAGATACCTCCTAATGATGAGAAATAAATATTAGCACCTTGTGGTACTACCCAAGAACGAGTTCCCGTTGAGTAATTATCTCTTACCTGAAGAATTAAATACCAATTATCCAAGTTAATTCCAGTCCAAGCTCCAGAGGATGGCGGAGCTGTGGAGGTTATCCCGGTCAGATCATTGGGTGCCGTACAATACTGTATGAATGTAAAGGCACGACCGGAATCAGTTCTTTGTAAACGAACACCTTTATAATTTTTTACATAGGCGAACTCGGCATTTGCCGGTGGCGTTATGTTAACTGCTGTTGGATTGGAAATGGGGTCAGATTGTAGAGTATACCAACGATCTCCTGATGTCAGAGTTGGACAGTTTCCATTTGAACCTTGCGTGACGCTACCACTGGAATTACCTGGCTCTTTTGGCTCGGGTAAAGGATTTGACACCTGACCATTCCCTTTCCTATATAATATATATCTTGCCCATAAAAATAACCCACCGGTTTGGTTTGAAGGTGTAGTAAAAAACTGTGATGAAATTTTAAGATATTGTTTTGCTCCGTTGAGCGCATAGGATGGCTGGTTTCCTAATCCAATTCGTGGAAAGGTAAGTGGTCCCATTGCGCATATATTTGCAAAAGATGCACCGCCATTATTTTTAACTTCTCCTATAAGAATAAAGTTCTTGGTAGCCGGTTGGGCAGCAGCACCCCCGCATAAAACATCAAAACTCCCCGAAGCGATTTGTGTTGTATGATTTTTAGCAATTGCTATTTCTTCAGCTTGTCCAGTGACGCCATCCTGGGATACGTACATTAGACTCTTATTAGTAGTAGATACTCCAATAGTACCAGGGGGTAGTCCTGTAAAGGTGCCAGTGAGGGTGCCGGTGGAAGCAGACCATGGTTTTAACGGAACTTTAAGATCAACAATACCGTTCCCAATTGTTCCACTGGTCTCAATTTTTACCATTGGTGCATTTAATGTAGTTCCTATTGATATTGCGGCTTTAGCGCCTGTAACTCCCATGAAAATCTGCGGACCTCCGGTTGCACCTATAGTAGTAGTATAACCATTTTTACCACCATCTATTTCAAATATTGGTTTCCCCAGACCAGTTGGACCCATTACTACAAAAGTGCCTTCTTCCCCTGTCGGACCTTGCGCAATGATATGTTTTCCTTTAAGATTTCTTTTTGCTGTTATATCCAATGCTGTAATTTTATTAACTTCAATCTCATTTGCTTTTATATAACCCGTTGCCCCGTCGAGAATGATTGTTGTAACAGGATTTGTAGTGCCAACTCCGAGAGTAATTCTTCCTGCCCCAGTTAAACCGACCACTTCATATGATTTCAACGTCATAACAGACTTAGGTGCATTAACATTGTTCTTAAAATTAAGTTCACCATAATTGCTATTACCTGTTCCTATATTAATAGTAGAATTTGATGTAGTAGAAGCAGTGGCACCAATCAATTCTATACCAACACTTGTATTATTATTAATAACCGTCAATTCTCCATAAAGTTGACCTGTTATACCATTTACTATCGTTTTTGAAGATGATAATTGAATTTCACCTTTATCCGATTGTAATATAATATCTCCTTGTTGGCCAACATATGATGCATAACTTTTAGTTTGAATCAAGATATCATTACAATCGGCTTTTACAGTAATTTTTCCACCCCTTACTGATTGTGAAGCCCCTGGAGAACGCCATGTTTCTAAATTTATAACGGCATTATCTTGATAGCTACTTGTACCAGTTACACCGAGATGTATACCTTGTTTCGGAGTCGGTCCTGATGCTAACATATTTAAGTTTATAGAATTTTTTTTGGTTGCTATATTAATACTTCCTCCAGACGAAGATGTTGATAATCCGCCACTTGATATAATATCAATTCCACCTTCATTGGTTGTTAGCTTAATATTTCCTATCCCAGCCTGACTTGTTGTGCGTCTTGATTTTACAAGAATATCACCATCAAGAGTTTGTAATGTAATTCTTTCCTTATTTGTCGGAGTAAATGTTGAGAAATCATCATTACTTTCTACGCGAAATTCTGGTCCCGACGGCCCTGGGGTATTGTTTGCAGGATCTCCGTTCATAATGAAATTAACACCACCCGAATCAAATTGTATGTTATTATCTGAGGTGTAGTTGTTTTGTGCATTGTGTGATGTGAAACTAAATATATTATTCTCATTCCCCGTGATACCCGCTGGTAAATATCCATTTCCTAAAAATAAACCATTTCCGGTAGTTGTTAATTGATATCCATTATTCAGTGTTATATCCGAACCGGTTGGGACAAACCGAAAGACGTTGTTACCGGCAAAGCCTCCTGTTATTCCTTGATTATATTGAACAGACCATTGAGGTCCAGCCGCGCCGGCTGAACCGAGAATATTACTAATACCATAAATTAAACCGGCAGGTAAGTTGGTGTTTCCGTCAATAGGACCTGTTATATGAGTTACAACCGCTTCGTAAATATTTACTTGGCCTGTGGCAGTAGAAACGTTGAACGGTGTTTCTAGTGTAAAATATCCAATATTTGTAGGTGTATTAATATCAATTACGGATATAATATCACCAACTTTACCATATTCCAACCATTTTAACATATCGTTGCCTTCATAATCTTTTCTATTAATAGATATCTTATTTAATGCTGGCTGGAATCTGAACTTTTTATAGTTGGCAACGGAAGAGCTGGGAGCAGATTCCCATCGCATATAGTTTGCATTATATCCCCGGGCACCGGTTGAACCTGTTGCGCCTGTGGCACCGGTTGAACCTCTGGAACCAGTTGGACCAGTTGGACCAATCGGTCCAACTTCGCCATGGTCATCGCCGCACCCTGCCGAACATTCGTAACTTTTACAGACAGATAACATAACAATATATATTAACCAAATATATTGTTATTTATATATTACGAAAAAGGACCAATTGGGCGCTGGTGCTTGTGAATTACAAGTGGTTCGGGTAAAAAGGTTTCTAGGCGATTGAAAAACTTGATATTATTGGTACATTTAAGTTCTGGTATTACAACCGCTTTTGGTTTTACTAAATTTGAAGATCCGATTCCAAACAATGCACTTTCTATATCTGGGGCATTTTGGGAGAGAATTTGATTATTATACCCATTTGTCATCATTGGCATATTTATTCCAACACACGGAAATGCTGTATTTGCCGAAATACATTTATATTTCCATAAATTATGACTAAATTGTTGTTCCAACCCACGTTGATGAAGACAATATGATGTTCTTGAATTTTTAAGACTAGTATCCGTCATTATTAATATAACATATTATTTTTTATTTTCTAATTTTATCTTGTTAAATAAAATAGTCTTCTTATCTGCGATATCTTTTCCTTTGTTATGTATTTCAACAAGTAATTGATGTGTTTCATAAAAATATTCCCAGGCAAAAAGAAACATAAAACACGATTTATCATCAAAAGGAATTATACCAGAATAAGGGTGATTGTTCTTGATGAAAGACAACATGTCATTAAAATGTTCTTTAAATATATCGTATAATAAGTCTATTTTTTTATTGACATCATCGTTATCATATTCGCTCATATTTAAACAAGAAAGCAGTTCCCTGCGGTATATAGTATCATTTTCATTTCTATATGTCAGATTTACAGAATAATTATACATTATACTAAATAATTATTCTTATGTATTTAAATATTTATTGATGAGTATGTCTCTCCAAAAAATCTTGATCGCGCGTTAATTCGCGACTTGGTAGACCTCCTCTAATCCATCCTGCAGCAGCAACCCCTTCAACTAAATTATGCGGGTTTTGAATGGTAGCCTGTACACTTGGTAATAAAGGAGTCATACTATAATCGTTAAATGATTTCTCAGTTACAGTTTTACAAGATTTAAGATCATTGATCATCGCCCCTTGCTGCAACCGCGCCTCAAGGATTGGGCGCGGTGGACCTCGACCGAGATACGGAACGGTGGCGAAAGGTCTTTGTTGGAGACTTATTTTGCATTTGGGATGAGTTTGCAAAGATCCGATTTTTAATTTAGAGTCACTTGTTATATTGCAACCTCCTGCCCCACAAGGTCCGAAACCGCCATTATAAAACATGTTTGGCTGTTGTGTGGCGAATCCAATAGGTTTTTTCATTCCACACCAGTTAAGAAAGTAGTTGGTCGTATTATAAGAACCCATTGCATTATTTTGTCCTTCTCTGGCAGTAATACCACATGTATCACTACCAATCCGGGTTTGATTATCAAATTTGTAATTATATAAACTGGTCATCTCTATATAATTATAGTTAAGATTATTTTTATTTAATAATTAATCCATCTTTTATTATCTTTAACACATTGGAGCCCGTCACCATCTTTGCATGATGGCATATCACCATAGCAGAATTTGGCAAACGCCGTTTGGTCGTTAGCCACTCTTGAATTGGCTGTAGTATAAAATCTTTGCATACCCTGTTCAAAATTAATACTATCTCCTAAATCTAAAAAAAGTCTTGGATCAGGACCGACATTTCCTGCGCTTGTGTTGATTTTTTCCTCAACTACAGGATTAAATGCAGGCGCGGCGGCTTTTCGTTTGGGATTATATTTTATTTCTGGAAGCAGAACATTCATCATTGGATTCTTCTTTGTTGGATTTGTAAAGGCTTGTTTTGTTTTTTTATATAAAGTACGATTCGTATAACCTTCCTTAACTATCTTCCTATTTAGTTCTTTTTTAACATCATTGTGTTTGCGTGTTTTATAAAGAATTGCTATAATTACAATCGTAATAATCGCACTAACCAGTACTTTTACCGATCCCGTTAAAACAAAACCTACAATTGTCAGTATAACGACAAGGCGTGTAAATGCATTTAATTTTGATTCTATACTATCTGATTTTTCAGGCCAAATTTCCGTAAGATGGTCTTTATCAAGCAATACTGATGGATTGTTTAACCAAAATGTGTGTGGCATTGATATATATATATATTCTAAGTTATTTTTTATTATACAAATACTTATTTACGTTTCTTACCCTTCCTTCTTTTCTTTTTTCTATTCTTTGGTTTCTCTTCTGCATTCCCTGCCCGGGCCTCCTCTAATTGTTTTTTTAATAGTTCTATTTGTTGTTCAGAAGTCAATACAGTGGATGGTCCGACTTTAGCTGCCTGAACAGCCTTTCTTTCTGCCAATTTCCTTCTAAGTCTTTCTTTTGTTTTAGCTTTTCCAATATTTCTTTTCATTTGGCCTTGAAATTCCCCCATGTTAACTTTGCTATTTTTTCCACCCATTGGTAAACCCATTTCTGCCATCATTTTTTGCATATTGCCCATTCCGGGCATTGATTTTAGCTTTTCCATTAATTCGCTAGCTTCTTCCATTAGTTCGCTCTCCTTAATTTCACCAGACTTTAACTTGGCATCTAGGTTTCCGCCAATTTTTTTGATCATTTTCATTAACCTTCCAGGATCCTTAAATAACACTTTAAACACGTCATTGATATTATTTACACCTTCAATGTCTTCGAAATCTTTCATGGTCTCTTCTGTTATTTCTGCTGCCAATCTACCCAATTTACCATCCAATAAACCATTTATATGATCATGTAGATCCTCTGGATTTGGTAAGTCGTCCTTTTTAATTCCCGCCGCGTCCATGCCTTCCGGCATCTGAAAATCAGAATTTCCAGACATGTCAAAAATTCCAGCCATTTGCTCCATAGTCTCTGTTAATTTGGATTTTAATTCATCCTCGTTTATAGCTTCAAAAAGAGACGCTGTCTCTCCAAAAGTATCACAATCGCTTTGATTGTTTATTACAGCAAAACAAATTAGTTGAAGATATTTCCAAACGATTGTCCTGGTTTTCTCGGTGATGTCTTGTTTCCACACTTCGTCAAAATTAATACCAGCAATGAAATGAGTATCTATTTCATCATTAGTGAAAATATCATTGTTTTGATAAAGTAGGTCAAAAAATCTAGCAGGGAAAAAATCCTTGCAATATTTGAAATGTTTTTTAACATTTTCACTGCCGCATTTATCAGAATTAATATCGTTTAGGACGGGTTCCAATAAATCCTTATATTCTGGAAAGGTTGTTAACATGTCAGAAAAAAAATCTTTCGTGATTTTCAAAAACTCACCTGGAATTTCAGTGGTTGCATCTTCTTTCGGATTTTCATTTTCAGCCATTATATATTAATATTAAATATGCTTTTAAATTAAAAAAATATTTAATAAAATAGATGTTATTTATCACATTCAGGCATTTCTATACATATCGCTTAGTTTACTAAGATTTTGAATGTATTTGATTGTCTTATCCTTGTTATCATAAGACATCAATTGTGCCTTTTCCTTTATCATTTGAATGGCTCCTATGATACTATCTGAATCGTAATTATCGGATGTACCAAGATCAGCCTTGTAATCCTTTGATAAAAAAAAACTAAAGTCCCCAGTCTTTATTTCGTTATTATATGGTTTAGTGACATATTCATACCAAGCTTTGATACTTAAAGACGGATTTACTTTTGTAACCTTGTTTAAGTAAAACTTTGCAGTTTTTACATTCGCATCATCTGGAAAGACGTTATGAATGTCATTTAAAAACTCATTAAACTGGCTATTGAAAACTTTTAGAATACTCATTTCTTATTAAATATTGATAATTGTTTTTAATATTATTTTTATTTATTTTGTGATATATCTTGATTCCTTTGTTCTTGTAGTTTTCCAAGATCAACGCTTCCCACTTTATTGGACACATAATCTTCAGGAGGCGTGGCAATCGTTTCATTTCCAACTAGAGTTGTATAACTATGCATCATTCTTAATCCACCACTTCCTTTCGCTGAAAGATCTTCTGCACTCATGTCTAAATACGAATAATTGTCAGATAGACCTGACCCCATTTCGTTCATTGAAAATGCTAAAGGTTCACCATTTGCTTTAGTGGCTACATTATTTATTTTTTTTTCTTTTGGTGATAAATAATTTTGTATTTCCCCCAATCCATCTAAAACACGATTGCCGTGATGCAGTAAAAGAATTGATGGTACCTTTTTAATATTAGGTGGCAATAATAGCAATTCGCCGTTTTCAAGAGTTATGTGCACAGAACCGTCTTTTTGTTTAATTCTTTTATCGATGCATACGAAATGCAACTCATTCTTTAATTCTGTTCTTGATAATTTATATAACAATTCTTTACAATGTCCACAAAAGTTACTGTAATAGAGTATCGCACTCATTATATATATAATAGTCAATTCATTTCTAATATAAACAGAACGAATATTAAACATTAAAAAATTGATTTAATAAATATTTATCTCTAGATTTATATAAAATGAGTGTATCACCAAAAACATCAGCTAAAGCTGCATTATACGTAAGTAAGAAAGAGGAAGAGGATGGGGAACTGTATTTTACTATTGAAAATTTAAACGTTAGTTTTGCAAATGGTATGCGCCGAACTATTTTATCGGATATCCCTACACTAGCCATTAAGACATTTCCTGATAAAGAAAATCAGGCTAAAATAATCACCAATACGTCACGTTTTAATAACGAGATTCTTAAACAACGATTGTCTTGTATTCCTATTCATGGCGTTACTCACGACCAACCTTATGATGAATTAGAGATTATAATTGATAAACAAAATGACGGACATGATATTATCTATGTTACCACTGAAGATTTTAAAATTAAAAATACAAAAAGTGATAAGTTCCTTTCAGATACAGTTGTGCGAAAAATATTTCCAACAGATCCCATTACAGGTGATTATATATTACTAGCTAGGTTGCGACCTAGAATATCAAATGAGGTTCCCGGAGAGTCTCTAGAAATTCATGCCAAAATGTCTTTACATACAGCATCCGAAGATGGGTCATTCAATGTTGCATCGTGTTGTTCATACCGAAATACTCCTGATAAAATTAGACAAGATAATGCTTGGCAAGAACATGCAAAAACACTTTTGGCTCCATCAGATTTAGCTATGACAAAAAGTGATTGGTACAATCATGAAGCAGGAAGAATATATAAAGATGACAGTTTTGATTTCAAAATTCAAACTCTGGGTGTATTTGAAAATTCAGCAATTGTTAAAAATGCTTGTATTATTTTGTCAAATAAATTTATTAAACTTTTAGATAAATTTGCACCTGATAAAATTTCCAGCGTTATACAACAAGAGAGTAGGTCTACTATTGAAAACTCTTATGATTTAAAGTTGGTTGATATCGGTTATACATGTGGAAAAGTTTTGGAATTCTTATTGCATGATAAATTTTATAAAGGAGGTAGTGGCGCAGTATTATCTTATATTGGATTTCGTAAGGATCATCCCCATGATTCACATAGTACAATAAGAATTGCATTTATAAATCCTTCTGAAAAATCCGAACATAGTGGCGAAATTTCCGCTATGCTAACTGATGTTTGCAAAACAGCTATAGATATATATAATGGCATTGCTGATGAATTTAAATAATAAAAATCCAATAAAAATCCAATAAAAATCAATAAAAATTATTTTATATCTTTTTGTATTTTTTTTACATAAAGATATTTAAACCGTGGCGAGGGCATCCTGCAATTCTTCAACAGTCGCAGCCTTTTCCACGTGACGCAATGGGTAATTTACTGAAGACATCAAATGTTGTGGGGGGAGGTTATTAACATATTCGATAACAACCTTTCGTGTTACAGCTCCACCCGTTTCCCTCAATTTGTTTTTATAATGCTCGTGCAACTTGTACATATGTGAACGATATTCAAATGGGAAATCTCGGAGTGGTTTTTCTTTATTGATATAACAACGAAAATAGTTTTGATGAAGTGTTCCTGTCCAGATATGCAATTGTTTGCGATATTCGCCAAGTTTAATACCATCTTCTGGATAAAATTTCAAATATTCTTTCACCTTATCCGATTGTCTCAAACAATAATATTGATATTGCAACTTTGGGTTATTTCCCTTTAAATTTCGTACGTACTCGTAATTAGGGTTTCTAACCTTATATCTAATTCCAAGTTTTTTATCACAAATTACCGCGCCTTGACATGTATAATCTTTCACTTCAGATTGCGAAAACATTTCATGTATCTTTTTTAGATTTAGATCATTGTATTCATTCCCAGAAACATTAAGTTTATTAACATGTTGGATATTTAGTTTACAATTATCACATGGTATTTCCCGGATAGAATTGTCTTGACAATCATAAATCTTGGTCAGTATTATTTTTGGTGTGGCAAATGGGACCACTATCCTATTTTCGGGATGCTGGAGAACAAATGAATAACAATATTGTTTATCAAAATTATTAAATTCAAGATTCTGTTTTGTAAATGCTTCTAAAAACATCTTCCGAAAGGTTTTATCAGAATTAAAGAATTTACAACGAGCACCAATATTGCTACGCGTAGCAATTTCCCAATCATTGGAATAAGGATCAAAATAAAGATTAATCATTGTACCTTCTATAAACTCTTGGTATTCACGATTCTCTTCCGCAGAGGTTTCATCAAATTTATCAAAGGATAGTGATTTTGGTGGCGCAAAAGATAGAATATTATTTCCAGAGGTGATGACGGAACGAAATAGACCAAGAGTGTTTTGGTTCTCCACATTTATACTACGTTTATCATACTTAATAATGTAACGAGTTATACTATTCTTTTCTGCGCTTATTTCTCTCTTAAAATTATTCACCTTTTCTCTCCAATTAGGGTCATCGCTCGCTATTTTTCTCAAGTCGTTCTCCAATTCTTGCAACTTGACTGAATCCCTCCTCCACTCTTTAACTTTTAGATTTTTAGATTTCGCATAACATGGGTCCGTTGTAACTTTTGCGATATCAGCATGAGTATTTAGATTGAACATATGACAGAAGATGATGTCTTATCTTTAACTTTCTTTACAATTCAATTTATTCGTGGATGAATCTTGTAAGATAATTTCTGCAGTAAGTATAAGGTAATGTCATCACAACCCGGAAAATCCTCTAAATTATTATTAGAATTAGGAGATATAATTAAAATCATTGCTCCCGACAACAGCAAAATCAATAATAAAAATTTTTTTATTCAATATTTAGATGATACAATAACAGATCTTATTGATATCGATAATAGTGAAAAATTAACATTGACGATTAATGATGGACAACTTAGCGATGAATCTATAGAACAGATTGAAATATTAAGTAGAGATCCTGAGTCTGGTTACGCAAGACAAAATGATTTAACAAAAGGAAAATGGATAACCGTTCAGTTAGGAGGAGATGTTCCGACAACGCTTAATGGAAATATAACAAGTTTAGAAGAAGATATGATTGAAATATCTTTATGGCCCAATAATGAAAAAATCTATATTGATTTTGCATATAAAGGAATACCAAAAGATTTGCCTATTGAATCTATTAGACCATTTACTCCACCAGAAAGAGATCCAGAGGAAATTTTATCACCCATTGAAGAGAAATCGGATGCAGAAATTCCAACATCCACATCGGAAGAAATAGACTTTCCACAAACACCACCCATCTCTCCTGACATGGGAGATATATTTGAAGCGGATGACGACACATCACCAGCAGTTGAATCGGCAATTGATGTACCACAAGAGAGAAAGGCGCAACTATTTTCTGCGGATGAAGTGGTTTTTGGAGAGAAGTTGGAGGAAATTGATATTCTTATAGATGTACCTGAATCAGAAAGAAGATATAGTATAGAAAATCAGTCAAATGATTTATTAAATGATCTTTTATCTACAATACCTGCAAAAGAAAGAACAAAAAATGTATTTAATTCACTTCATACAATGATTGAACGATATCAACAACTAAGAACAATATTTTCTAAAACATCGCGTGATGGCGAGGTCGGGATGCCCGATACAAAAGGTTCCGATTATAAACCTCTTGCCAAGGCAATGAGTGATTTAAATATGAAACTAACATGGATCCTTCCAATTGTTAAGAATAACAAAGTCTTGTATAATTTTGAAATAGATGTTGAAGACGTGGATTCGGGGATTACAGAAACAACTTTGGCAGAGGCACAAGAAGGGATATATGATATAAATCAACAATATAAAGGAAATATTGTACCAGATGGACAAAACAAGTATATTTTCAAATATCGAGAACTCAATCCATATTTAACACCATTTCGCGAACCAAGTGTCATGTCAAATGTTATTATAAATAAAGAAACTCAGACAGGATTAAACGTTATATTAAATAATGACCTTGATATGCAATCCATTGCTTTATGTGGAAGTTTGCCAGGAAAAGCATCTGAAGTAGAACGAATACCAATAAGATCAAGTAAAGTTTCGGGTATCCATATGGAAAAAAGTAAGTTTTTGATGTCAAGATACGAAAGAGGATTAACAGAAATTAAACCAAAAGATATCAGACAACCATCTCTGAATACAGATAGAATACAAGTCACTCCAAATGATACCATGTCTATACTTGGAACATTGACATTACCAGAATCTGTCATGAGATATTCGCAAATAAATTTACCAACAACATCGGTTTATAAACGCGCTATACTCAATAAAATACCATTTACATACAGAAAGTTTTTGAATAATACTACAAAATATAAATCTAATATTATTGAACAGGATAATTTAGATTCAAAAGAGCCTCTAGATAGAACTGAATATTTAAAGGATATAGAAGGTTACATTTTTGAAGATTCGGGGTCTATAGATGATAGAGGAAATACAACATTTAAAAAATATTTAAATAAAATTATTCCTAGAACAAGAGACTTGTTTAATTTGATTAAAAAATTCATTGTAAATACTACATCTTATCTTTCAATTATAGAATATTTACAACCGTTTTTAGTTTTTCCCGATGATATTTCATTCAAACAATACGAAACCATTGTTAGATATATGGTTGATGAGATTTTAACATTAAAGAAAATGTTAGCAGGAAATAGACAAAAATTCATAGAATATGTGAATTTTAAATATGAAACAAATATAAATTTTAAAAATTCTTACCTGTTCGGCGTTTTAAAAATAGAAAAGACTGACGATCAAATTGTAACTGGTAAAGATATAACAAATAAATATGACATTAAAACGGCAAGCACGTGTGAATTTATTAAAAAACTACTCGTTGTTGATAATGGAGTTTTATTTATGAATGCTCTTGCTCTTGAGGATATAGAATTATTTGTTACTCAGGATATTGAACAACTTATAAAAACCGAATTGGCTGAGACGGGTAATCCTACAGGAGATTCCGAAGGGTCGGAAAATATTGCAGAAAGTTGTAAAAATTTTGTTTTGGCTAAATTTTATTTAGATATTGATGATTTAAGAGGAGATGACGGTACAACCGAGGTATATTTTGATGATAAATATGATGAAACGCGATATGATATTATTAATGAGTTTGATGCACAACAAGCCAATTTATCTTCTGACGATTTTAATAAATTTTTGATTCAACACTTAGAAGGCGTCGTTGGATTAGATTCACGGACCGCTGCTCAAGAAGCGGCTGCAATAATATTGAAAAAACGACGCGTTACAGAAGGAGATTATGCATATATTGTTAATTCTGATAACGAAAGTATTTATTATGTAAGAGATGATAATAATACTTGGATTGCTGTTCCTGATATGGACGGAGAGTCCCCATCCAGGTCAACTTTTTGTAATCTTAAGAAAAGATGCCTAAGTATTAATAATGATTGCGGCGATATTGTTATCAATAAACAGAAAATCAAAAAACAATTAATTGAAGACATGTTAGAACAATTTGATAATACAGTTAGATTGGGCAATAGAGCACTTTTGGAAGAACTCACAAAAGATTTAGCTTACAACATGAATGTTGTAACCAGATTGATTAAATTGCAATCAGAAGATAGATTGAAGTATGACATAATGAAAAAAATAATGGGAATTGGGCTCGGCGATCGTGTAACTGAGAATTCACCCCACGCTTTATTACGCGATTTAATATTATCACAAGAAGATTTTGTATCAAAACAGACAGATATACTTAAATTTATAAATAAGGTATGTCGACCAGCTCAACCAATAGCGGGGGAAAATGAAAACTGGTTTTATTGCGCGGATACTGATATCAAATTATTACCAACTTTTTACGAATCGTTGGCCAATTCCTTCTTTTCACAGAGTTATGAAAGCGAATTAGCAAGAATAGTCGCATCAAGGGGAGAAGTGAGTGGCGACGGCGATAAGATTGTTGATAAGCATTCTGGATATTTAATTAGACTGTTGGAATTTGATGAAAGTGAAGGATATGATGAAACTGGATATAAAATTGTGTCCAGGGCTCTTGTAAATCAAGACATTGGCGATATTCTAATAAATATGTCATTCAAACCTACAGAAACTCTACGATCAAAAGATGGTATCATGATTAGAAATGTTATAACCACATTAAATAAACAACTTGATATAAATATAGGTTCCGAGATTGATTTTATAGTACACAATGTGGAAGGTGCGTTAGATACATATTTACCATCACAAAAAGCTTTTGAAGAGGAGAGACGACGTGGTAATTACCTGGATATTCATGATGAAGCATTACTATTAATGACTATTGCTTATTATTTGGTAGTTTCACAGACAATGATGCCATCTATTAAAACCTCAAAAACATTTAAAGGCTGTGGTCCGCGATCATTTGTCGGTTACCCTGTTGACGGTGATGGCGATTATGAATCTTTAAAATATATTGCTTGTGTTGCATTGCGTTTAAGATCAAGGACGCGACCTTGGCAAAGGCTACCAAAATTAACAAGAAGTGGTGCTGTAGAGACTCTTAAAAAATTCATGCATAAAATGAAATCATTAATAGATAAAGAGTTATTGACAAAAATCATAATCCAAGATAAAATAAAGGCAAAACGCGCCTATGACGATGATGAAGACCCTGATGCATATATACCAAAAGAGTTTGATGTTCGGAACTGGATAACATTTTTACCACCACTTCACCCAATCAAAATAGTGGGTTTATCTAATATTGGTCCAACATTTCGCGCTGGTTTAACAGGGGAGATAAAGAGTGGAAGCCCGGAACAGTTTACAAGAATGGCAACCTTATACGGGAAAATAACCTTGTTTTCACTTCAGATACAGGAAATGATACAAAGAGCCGTAAATAAATCTGTTTTATTGTTAGAAAATATCAACAATGAACTTTTGATTGAAAATGCATGTTGTAACGATGGTAATAAAAATACCGTATTATATTTTGAGGAAAAGGAAAATGGTATTTTACGTACAAATGAAATTGTAAACAACCTCGAAGATTTGTATAATAGTGTTCAAAATTTAACAATTCCATCTTTTTTGTATGATCCGACCAACACAAAGTTGCTATATCCATCCGTTCCAAATATTTTCTCCAAAGAGACCATTTATAGAGCATTTATTCGTTTTTGCTATTTTAATACAGGTAAAATACTCGGCAGTCGTATTCAAATGATATGTGGTAAAAACTCAAGTAATTTCAAAAATACAGACGATATTAGTAAAAAAATAAGTATATTGGAATCGGAAGATAGAGTTTTTTCAACACAATCCTTCTTAGCTCTTATGGATATTGTTAATAAAGATAATATACTAGATATTGATTTGGGTACAACCATTTATTCTCCGCGCGCTATTCTAGAGAATTATATCAAAAACGATTTCGTTTTGAGAATATTGAAAGGTACTGATTTGATAAATTTTATGAATAGTTTGGAATCATTGTTTGACAGATATGACGTTTTGCGCGAGTCGGATAAAGATGAAATGGAGGTTATAGGGGAATTTGAATCATTTTTAAATAGAAACATTAATAGCCTAATGGCTGATATTTCAACATTTTTACGATCAGATGGTGGTGGGATAGATATGGATTATTTTATCGCTGATATTGATAATTGGAAACTAAGGGGTGAAAATATATACATGAGCAAAGAAGATGAAACAGCTGTTACGTATGCAGATTGGAGCACTACTGCAATATTAAACATACTGAAGATATTCCCTACAATTATTCATAATATGGTTAGTTTTGATACCCCGCCTATCCCAATCCATTGGAAAACTGGTAGTCAAAAGCTAAGCAATACCCATGTTAAAGATATACAAAAAATTATAAAAGAAGAATATAGTACATTAAAAACCTTTTACGGCAATTCAGTTATCAAAGCAATTCTTGTAAATGTAATGGAAGCCCCTGAGACGGATGTCATAGTGATGCTTTTAAAAATATTTCCATTTTTCGCAGATGTTAGATTGGTTTCTGGAGAACCAAGAGTCGCGACAATATTAAATGGTCCAATTATCAAAAAAATTATGAAATATTTAACACTATATTCTATCAATATGTACATTTCTAAAACTAGAAGTATATCTCTCCGTGATAACCAATCATTGGGAGTTTTCAATACTTCTTTGAGTGATGGTAGAGAATCTACAATTGCCGATCAAATTATAGAAGGAAGAAATATGGAAACAACTAATTTAGTAGGGAATTTATTGAATAGCTATCTTTTAATCATGGAGAGAGATAAGAATGAAATTAATATTTCCAATTATCAAATTAATCAAGATGTATTAAAATCAAAGGAAAAGGAAAAGGCAAAAATTACAAAAAGACTAGGCGACCTTTCTGTAGATGAAAGACGGGTCGAGGATCTTATGAAAGAGCATAGATTGGGAAAATGGGGAGTCGGTCAAACGCGTGCATTATATATTTATGATGAAAATCAATATGATAAAGAAAGGCGAGAATTAGAGACAGATGCGTTAGATGAGTTAAGAATCAACCGCATGGATGGGGTTACGGAGAGAACGCGTGATATATACAGGATGGAACATTTGGAGGGACAATTAATTGATGATAGAATTCAACGGGAAATGAATAATGATATGATGGCACTTGGGGAGGATGATGATTTTGGGGAAAGAGATGGTGACGCGGTTGGATATTAATCATTGAACAGATTGGGATTAATATATCTTATTAATATAAGTATGAGTTTCATAAATATAAATACAAGTAAATTTATGAAAATACCAAATATAAATGAAACAAAGTGTAAAACAAATAATACCTTTATAGCCAGATTTACGGACTTGCTTCTTTATCATTATGAGATATATAATGCAGGTATAAGGGTATTTACCAAAAAAAAGTCACCATATATAATTGGATTCAATGGTAGCGTTTCTAGTGGGAAAAGTTATATTTCGGATAAGTGTTCGGAACAGTTAAACAAAAATTGTAATGTTAAAACGATAGTTCTTAGTACAGACAATTTCATATTTCCAAATAAAAAATTAGAAAAAATGGGCATCATGCATAGAAAGGGGTTTCCGGAAAGTTATGATATGATTGCCCTTAAAAAAGTAATTATTGCAATCAAACAAAATAAATCTGTTAAGGTCCCTATTTACGATCAATCAATATCTGATATTTCAAAAAAAAGAAATACCATACCTGTAGGAATAGATATTGTTATTTTAGAAGGGATTAACATTTTACAAACTAATAATCTAATAACAGCAAATAAGATGAGGGTAATATTATCCGATTATATTGATTTATCGATATATATTGATGCTCACGAGAAAGCAATTAAACATTGGTTTTTGGAGAGATTAGAAAAAAAGAAAACGCATTGGAAGAAGAAGGGTATAAAACGCAATTTAACAAAAAAAAATAATAGGAAGTTTAAGAAATGGGGTGTTAAAATATGGAATGATATCAATAAAGTTAATTTGGAAAAATTTATATTACCTTTTAAGGAAAGGGCTGATATAATTTTATTTAAAAATAAAAATCACAGAGTTACAAAAATGGCTATCAGGATTTAAAAATAATAATTTCTAAAATAATCTATATATAGTTCAATGTATAGTTCATTTGCAAAAAAGCATACTGTATCTTTATCAATTCTATTATTTATTATTACATTTATATCACTACAGCACTATTCCCCGTCATTTTTATATAAAAAAAATGGACATATTAGAAAGTTTGGAATTGGATACAAAGAAAAAACCATTATCCCAATTTGGCTTATCGCACTTATTATGGCTATATTATCGTATGTAATAATTAGATTTTATTCAGATATGTCTAGCAGAAATTATTAAGTATGTTTTGTATATAAAGCAGGCTTTTTCTTAATAGATTCTGCATATGCCCTTTCTTCTTGTGCTTTGATATCTTCATGCATAGATTCAATCTCTTTCATATCATAACTGCATTGTATATTAATAATAACATTGTTAGCAATTGATATTGCTAAACTACCAGCCAATGCATACCATAACCCTTCCGAAATAAGATTTTTAAGAATTACAAGACCGTATAGTTTATTATAAGGACCACCATTACCGTTATCGTCTTGGTCTTCGGTTAAATATCCTTTTTTCAACATGGAGGTTTGGGGTTTAGAAGAATTCCCTGAGCTAGCCATTTCTTTCATGAAATCGGAATAATTATTTTGATCCATTTCATTTATAATTAATGCCTTATCAGAACAAATTTCTGTTAATAATGCATTTCCGGATCCGTCAGTTGCTAATAAATTATTAAATGTTGTAGATAATCCAAGTAGTAACACGCATGCATATCCTATTGTGTTGGAAAAGGGGGTTAACCAGGCAGGAAATATAATTACCAAAGTCATTACTGTACCAAGAATGAAGAAATAAGGTATTATTGTATATAAAAATATTAATCCGAAGCTTTGTGAAGAACCTTTGCAAATTATTTTAGCATTGCTGAAATTGGCAACAATTTGCGCAATGAGTGTGACAAAAACATAAGCCGCTGTAACCATCCAAGAATTATCGGATACATTTTCTTCGCCTGGTTTTGGTGCTTTAACCGGTCTCATTGCATATTTGATCGTTACGAAAGCAAAGGTTGCTATTATAAAGAAAACTACTGATGAAGTTATTGAATATGCGAGTTTCATTATATATATAATTTATGTATTATATTTTTTTTGATTTTACTTCTATAGTTTATGAATAATATTGATAAACCAAGTTTAACAGAACCGGGCGTATTGTATTTCCTTAAACAAACTTTGAAAAATTGTAACAATAAAAAAACATTATTCTATAATACACTTTTAAATCTTGGACTATTGTTTATATTTATCGCCATTTTAGGAATACTATTAATTTATAAAAAAAACAATAAACCAACAGAAGACGAAATTAAAAATAAAAATTTACAGGCCCAACAATACATGTTAGGTAAAATAAAATCTTTTAGAGAAAAACGTCAAAAAGAAAATAATGATATCATAACTTCATTGCCAAGATTTGAGAGCAATTTTGTTAAATTACATCAAAATTATTATAAGGTTTAAATATAAAATGGCTACCGAGGAAAGCAACGACTCATTGAGTAGTATAGAAAGTATAGGTGAACAATTAACTCCAAAATCTAAAAAACGGAAGGCTGTTTCAAAACAAACTGTAGATCAGGCAATTGATAATTTTTATAAATTAAAAGGACAATATGATATTGCATATAATAACGTTAAAATGAGAATTATTAAAAAAGAAGATCTTGATCTACAAACTAAGAAAGAGGAAATAGCTAAAATAAAAATAAAATGCGCGAATTGTAAAAGAGACGTGGGTACTATTTTTACAACAAGTGACCGAAATCTAAAAGCTGTGTGTGGGGATAGAAATAAACCCTGTGGTTTAGATATTGATATTAAGTTGGGATTATCTATCTTATTTTCAAATTTGGAAAACGATATTAATGTTGACCTAAATACATCTCAACGCATGATAATAGAAACAAAATTATTGCTTCTTTTCGGTTTAATCAATGAAGATCAGATGGAAGAATCATTTTCTAGTTTAAAACAGCAATATAAATCCCTAATCGCTGCCAATAATACAGTGTCCGAAAATTTGGCTGATCAAGAGAAGATATCTACAAAAGAGATGAATGAAGGCGATGGTTTATTAGTTGATGGGGTTGGTGACGCGGATAAAATATCTCGCCAAACCTTAGCTGCTACCAATCAGGTTAGATTAGAGAGATTTATTAGTAATTTCAGAGAAATAATAAAAGAATACGAGTTGGATTCAAGCCAAGATACAAAAATGGCCAAAATGCGAGATGCCATTGAAATGTATATTAATAGTATACAACCAACGGCTGATATTATACGCAAAACTCTATTTAGAGTTAATACGGTTATTAAGAAAAAGATGCAATATCATATGATTCATATAAAAAAACCAATTTCCGAAGAGGTATTCGTTCTCGACTACCCTGAAATTATAAGTAATAAAAAATAAGGATTTATATATATAAATGAAATTTATAAGTGTTCCCGTATTCATTGTTAGTTTATGTATTGGTATTTTTCTTTCATATATAACATTACCAAGACCACATGTGGTATATGTTTACCCTACTCCTGAAAATCTCAATCAGATTCAATATAAGGATGAAAGTGGAACTTGTTTTGGGTTTACTAAGCACCATGTTAAGTGTCCAACAGACGAAAAAAATTTTCGTGAATACCCTGTTCAAATGTTAAAAAAGTAAAATTACTAAAATATTTAGATATTATATAATACAATGTATATTCGTCGTCTTATATACAGCAATATTGGCAAATATATAATATCTATACTATTGGGTCTCGGTATAGCAACCGTGTTTAGACGTGTTTGTAAAGATAGATCTTGTTTGGTTTTCAAGGCGCCAGCTATGAATAAAATTAATAATCAAGTATTCAAGTTTGATGATAAATGTTATGTATTTAAGGAACATGGACAGAAATGCAATCCAACAAGAAAAACATTACAGTTTGCGTAATCTTTAATTCTAACTAATGTTATTGAATATTATATGACCGATTCTACAAGTATCGCATCTCTTCCCGGGCCAAGTAGTGGCAATGTTAAACTTGGTATAACTGAACAAATTCCGGTACAACAAACAAACACAAAACACCCTATTAACGCAGAGATGGCACCTGCATCAATACCGTTTGCCCCGAGCGCAGTAGACCCAAATTCACTTAATAATGTCCTGACGGGCATTCAGCGCGCGGAATCTCAAGGAATGACGCAATTGCCGTCTAGAGATGTTCCGATGAATTCGGCTAACATTATACAAGATGAACAGGTTAAGGCCAATTATCTTCCAAATTCAGATAAAAAGGGTTATATCGAAGAACAAGATACTTATAATTCAATGATGGAGAGAAATAGAACAAAGGAAGAACAAAATGATCGTTTAGATGTTATATATGATGAATTCCAACTCCCTATTTTAATCATGGTTTTATTCTTTATTTTCCAACTCCCTTTTGTTCAAAAGAAGTTGATTGGATTCTTTCCAACACTTTTCCTTAAGGATGGGAATATGTCAATGGGTGGATATTTAACAAAAACTATATTATTCGGTATTACATTCTATGCTATAATGAAGTTAACAAATTACGCCAGCGAACTTTAAAGTATTAAAAACAAGAAGGGCAGTAAATTTTATCACGCGGTTTAATATTATCCGATTCAAAATCAATTAATTTCACACCGCTATTCTCTTTGACAGATATCATATTATTAATCATGATATTATTCAATAAAATCTGGAATATTTGATCAGTATTACTACATTTTCTTGCGCTTGTTTCTAAAAACTGTATGCCTTTTCTTTCACAGAACGATTCAATCATTCTCCGCGAAATCAACCTGGAATCTGTTTTATCAACTTTATTAGCAAGAATTAATATAGATACGTCCCTTCCTTCATTTTTCTCTTTGACCTCCTTTATCCAAAAATTTAAATTATCAAAACTCTTCTTTTCTGTTACATCAAAAACAATAATGACCCCTGCACATTGTCTATAATATCCAGCAATTAATGATCTGAAAGATTCTTGACCAGCCGTGTCCCAAACCATGGCCTTTATTTTTTTATTCCCCAGCGATACAATGATACCTTCATATTCAACGCCAATAGTCGGCGCTGCTTCCTCTGGTGTAAATGTTTTGTGAACAATTGATTGAATAAGTGATGTTTTACCAGTGAACGCGTCACCCAAAACAATGATTTTAGCTGAATAATCGTACGCCATTATATAAATATACCTCATTTGTTTAATTATATTTTAATTAAACTAACATTACATTGTTTGCAAAATCTAGGAACCAAATCATCATTTTTGTAATCTGCTATATATTTAATCTCTCCTATACCTGCTGCCAATAACAAACGACAACAAATAATACAAGGATAATGTGTTACAAAAGCTGTAGCGTTCTTACAACTAACACCACGTTTTGCACAATCCATCAACGCATTCTGTTCCGCATGTAATGTAGCTTGTTCATGATTATCACGAACCACAGATTCATGAGGACAACCTGGTAAAAAACCGTTATACCCTTGACTAATAATACGTTTGTCTTTAACTAAGAGACACCCAACATGTAATCTTTCGCATGAAGATCTCGTGGCACAGACTTGGACGATGGATTTAAAATACTCATCCCATGTAGGGCGCGCCATATTCATTTATAATATGTAAATAGCGCCAATACTTAAATACATATTATTAAATATTTTCAATGGTATTAAATCAAATTTTTAAACTAGACGATGGTGTATTTCAAGGATGGGAATTAGAAATAGATGTAGATACGTTTGTAGATATCAATCATCTATTAGATTATTTTAAGGGAGTGTTAATAGATCTATTAACAAAAAATAATTTATTTGGTCTTACAAATTTAGCTAGAAATTTAGAATTGAAAATTGACGGAGTTGATAATTTTGGCCAACTAAAGCTGGGTGCAGGCGGGGTAATATTTTTTGTTACAGAAGTTTTTTGGTGAGTAGTAGTTTAGTGAGTAGTAGTTTATGTGAGTAGTAGTTTATTGCGGTCTCAAGATAAATACCACCGCCGCGTTGAAGTAGCGCGCATGGTCTAAAGTCATCCTCTGGGTTAATAGTCCCAGTGTGTTCTACTGGAGGCATCATGCCGAAATCAATAATTTCATTACATACGGTTTCCTTATAATTTTTCGTTTGATCTCTTATTTTCACAACGACGGCATGAATTTCTGTTTCTATTTGCATCTTTAATTCCCTGGATAACCCAAAAGTCGCAAAACCACAGAAGGTGCCATAATCCCCAGCATTTCCGTTTATTATCCTCTCCAATATATTATCTAAGAAACAGAGTCTCAAAATTTCAAGCTCCGTTCGTACCGGACCATTTTGGTTGATACCAAAGATACAATGGGTGTTTAAAATCTTTTTTCGGTACGCATCCCTTACATGTTCTGCACCCGGTCCACCTTGTTCATACCAAGCCATTATTGTTATATCTTATTTTTTGCGTTGTTATTTATTCTATTAATAACACAAAAATACTTCAATTTTTTAACAACAATTGCAATCGGATGCCCAAACGCAGTCATATGGACCGTTTCCTGGATATGCGCAACCATCTGGCGTACATCCTCTTTTACAATTGCATGGGGTGTATGATGGGTACCAAGATGATGGCCACATTGTTACATTGTTCCAATATGGAAAGTAATTATTTCTCCGACGAAGCCTTCTAACGTATCTATTGGGATTAAACCCCCTTCTACGAAAGCCTCCTCCGCGTCTTCCACCGCGTCTTCCACCGCGTCTTCCACCGCGTCTTCCACCGCGAAAATATTCTTTTGACGTATATTGAAAAAACATGAATAGAATTGTAAGTGTTATGACTATGATAACAAAACTCATTATATATATATATATATCAGATATAATGAATTAAATACCTAAAAGGTCTCTAAATCTATCGCGTCGTTTTTTTGTTCGACGTTTCTTCCGTTTTGATTTATCTTTTCTCTTGGTTTTTCTTTTACCCTTTTTTTCCCTTATCTTACCTGGACTGTATTTGAGAAAATAGTATTCCCATTCCTTTCCGTTTCTTTTGTTTTTTAATTTTTCAAACATATGAGCCTTTTCTTCTCGCATTTTCTCTATTGTTTCTTGACTACCATAACAATTTATACTGAATCTTTTGAGGAGACCCTTTTGCGCAAGCCTATTATATTGTTGTACCTTAAATAAAAACTCGGACATACAAATAATTCTATTTGGATCGTAGTATTTTTTGTTAACATAAGTAAATGCTAAATATAAACTAAGCATTGTATCAATGGACGCGATTTTTACCTTTCTACCCTTCATTTTTATTTCATTATAGCTGTGACAAGCTAAAGGTTTGTAAATTATAACAATGGTCTCTTTATTTACCAAAACTTCATAATGGGGAGCTATAATTTCCCCTATTCCTTTTCTTACACGTATACTAACCTTTTTAACCCCACTTTGTTTAAGTCTCTCCTTTAGTATTTCAGCAGTTGTTTTTGGATCTGTTGCTAAAACATCAAAATCTGGTATTTTATTAAATTTTTGATATTTAAACTTTTTGAGATATCGCAAATACATCTGTAATGCCATTGCGCCAAAAAAAACAACACCTTGATTTATGAGAGAATCTCTTGTTATATGGAAAATTTTCTCTTTTGTTCCATCTGGTAAAGATTGATCGGGGTCAAAAAATCTTTGAATTTCAATAAAGTCGCAATGTTTTCCACGCAAAGGATAATTTTTATTAAGGAGTCCGATTCTCTTGAGAACTTTTTCCCATCTGGAAACGTCTCCTTTTGGTCTCGATAATTCTAGATACATTAACATTCTTAAATAATTAGGAGAACAGTACCTTATCCCCTTCACAGAAATAGAACTCTTTTTTACAGTCTTGAATAACTCAGCGGGATATTGGGTTATATCTGCAACTGGTATAAAATCCACAAATACCTTAAATGTGCCAGCATGTACCCCTGCCTTTGCTTCTACATTGGTAAATCCTTTTTTATAATATATATCAGCCAGTTCTTTTGCATGTTTTAATGCCTCGGGAGAAAAAAAATCATAGTCAGGTAGCTCAGCAGTCATATCATAAAATTGGTCATCTGGTGGTAACAATGCATTTATAGCTGTACCACCGTAACAAACCAACTTATTTTTGATTATAAATTGCTCAACAATCTTTATAATCTCCTTTACTTCGGCCTTTTTTAACATCATTGATCCTTCGCGTTTATCAACCCTATCAACCGCTGTCCTTAATATTGCTAATTCACAATCCTCAAAAGAAATTCCTTTTTCGCACGCCATACTACTATATATCTCTAAAAAAAATTAACATTGCCATTTCTGTGGACCAGCACTGCATATTTTCGGTGCCAAACTGTTTCTCTCTGGGGGTGGCATTGGACATTCAAGTTTGGTAGGAACATATCTTAAGTTATCTGGTTTTAAAACAAACGCTGTACCATTTTTATTAAAGTAATTCAAGTAAAATTGCATCCGACTATCTAGATTTTGATAGTTCATGCAAATCATTTGACATCCTAATTGTAGGTGCAACATTGCCGGCGAATTCGTGTCTATCTCACTCCAATCTGGCATTGTCAAGGTTATATGATTTTTATTCCAATCCTGCAAATCACCTACAGAAGGAGTGTATTGGATACTATGATTTCTTTCCTGGTGAAAATAAGCACTACCGTCTCCTAAATTTACCAATTCGTAAAATGGATTTTCCTTATCCTTATAATTACTATTTTCCTGATAAGCCATTATAATAACCTTGTTTTTAAGATTTAGTAATGGTTCATTTGTCAAATCTTTTGTATCATAGTTTCCATCGCTGGACACTCCCGGGGTTATTCCAGCCCTACCTTCAAATCCCCATGTCGCATCCATCAATTTTGGGGCGAAATTTGATTTAATGGCTTCCGCCAGCGCAGGATAAACATCTTGTCTATTGGACTTTATTCTGAAATGCAAAAATAATGGATCATTGGGGTTCGGCGAGGTTCCTCCAGAAAATGCCAAATTTTTAACTGTTGATAAAACCTTATTAATATTTAAACTATTGTATGTACCTTTTAATGACATGCTATTGTCTGGTCCAGCTGCAACCACTGCTGTACCCCCTACCGAATAGATAGCAAAATCCAATACTCTTGCACCATGGAATATTATTTCTTTAAGAGGATTGATTGATACATAACTATCCTGGAAATCACCTGCGCAACATGAGTTATAACTACTCGCGATATAATAACTGAAAAGTTTATCTTGAAAGCGACCATCCACATTATTAATGTCGGATATTTTCGGATCAAAGGTATCATCACTATATAATTCTTCCATTCTAGCCCAAGAACCATCTTTTTTACCAATTTGTGTTCTATAATATATCAACACACCTATAATAGCAAGAAATACCCCAAACCATATATATCTTGTTACCGCAACACTAGCGAACTCTGCTGCTTTACTAATGTGATCCATAATTTTAGTAGACATTCAATATAATATGTATTTATATTTTAATCTTTACTAAATTAAACTTAAATGTTAATATACTAATATTTAAAATAATTATATCATATTATTTTAAATGCCAGGCGGATTACTACAATTAGTTTCATATGGACAAGCAAATATTATATTAAATGGTAACCCAAGTAAAACGTTTTTTAAAGCTGTATACAAACCCTACACACCATTCGGCCTTCAAAGATTTAGGCTTGATTATCAAGGTGAACGTCATTTATCATTTGATGCACCTGTTACGATGGATTTTAAAGTGCCCCGATATGCAGAGATGCTTTGGGATACATATGTTGTGGTAAATTTACCAGATATTTGGAGTCCTTTATATTATAGAAATGACTTGGGTGACAATAAATATCTACCATTTGAATTTCAGTGGATTAAAAATCTCGGTTTTGCAATGATAAAACAAGTTACTATTTATTCTGGTGGTAGTACCTTGGCCGAATATTCTGGGGAGTACATGATGAATGCTATTAGACGCGATGAAGGTGGTAAACGTGTTTTATTAGGAAGGATGGTGGGAAACGAAAGTCGTTTAAATGACCCCAAAAGAGTAAATGGTAACAATTATCCCAATGCAATTTATAATTCCAATTATCAAACAACGGGCATTGAACCCTCTATTCAAGGACGACAATTATATATCCCTCTAATGGCATGGTTTTGTTATTCAAGTAAAACCGCATTACCGTTAATCGCGCTTCAATATCAAGAAATACATATCAAAATTGAGTTTCGACCAATTCGCGAGTTATATACAATTTTAAATGTTTCTCAGAAAGAAAATCCAACATCTTGTCCAGCAATATCTAAACCTATTTCAACTGCCAACAAACTGCAACTTGAAAGAAAGGCGCCTAATAGTGCATCGGTTACGGATCAATTATGGAGATTTATACAACCTCCGCCCGCATTACCAACAAGCGAAGAGGATAATAATAGTATGTATAAAAATAGACGCAATGATTGGAATGCGGATGTTCATTTAATGAGCACCTATATATTTCTTGGAGAAGAGGAGAGAAGAACTATTGCAGCCCAGTGTCATAATATATTGGTAAAAACACAATTTCAATGGGATTACTTAAATATCACGGGTTCTCGTAGGGTAAATATACCAAGCAGAGATATGGTTAGTAGTTACATGTGGAGATTTAGACGCAGTGATGCCAATCTACGTAACCAATGGAACAATTATCAAAATTATCCTTGGGAAAATATAGTACCATTTCCACCCACGCCATTTTCAATACCACCCGCAACATTGACTTTATATGAAACAGGGTCTAGAAATATAGAAAATAGAAGAGATATTATGATTGACATGGCAATATTGTGTGGTCAGGATTATAGGGAAAATGTATTAGCAGCAGGAGTTTATGATTACATTGAAAAATGGTTCCGAACAACTGGGATTGCAAAAAATGGGTTATATTGCTATAATTTTTGTATTAATAGTAATAGAAAGGCATATCAACCTACTGGTGCGCAAAATTGCAATAAATGGAAATGGATTACCTTTGAATTTAATACAATACAGCCACCTAAAAACCCTTGTACAGATACAAATAGCGTAGATGTATTATGTGATCCATCGGGTTCAATAATTGGCGTTAGAAAAGATACATGGGCTTTGAACAAATACAACTTTGATCTACGTATCTTTGAA